ACAATGCTTACGAGGAGACCCAATGGCAATAACAAATGGCTATTGCACTCTGACCCAGATCAAAGCTGCTGTGCGCATCACGGATTCAGTTGATGACACATTGCTAGAAATGGCAGTGGAGTCAGCAAGCCGAATGATTGATGCCGAGTGTGACCGCAACTTTTTCAGTGCAGGAACAGCCACCCGCGACTTTCAGCCGAATGATGATTATGTCGTGGACGTTGATGACCTGATCAGCATTGTCAGTGTCAAAATTGATGACGCTGGTGAACGAACCTTCCTAGTCACCTTGGCCGCTAGTGATTACCAGACCGAACCTTTGAACCAGCGCGTTAGCGGCAACGCTTTCCCCATCTCACGGCTGCGCATGGTTGGTGACTATCTGCTGCCCATTTACAAAAGGCAGGCAACGGTGCGCATCGAGGGTGTCTACGGATTCACACCAACACCGATTCAAGTCACCCAGGCAACAGTGATTCAAGCCAGCAGGATATTCAAGCGGCTTGATTCTCCTCTCGGCGTTGCAGGCTTTGGCGACATGGGCGCAATCAGGGTCGGCAAAGTTGACCCCGATGTTGCGATGCTGATTCGCCCATTCAAAAAAATTGCGGCAAACTAATGGCTGACATTTCAACTCTACGCACCGCCATCGCCACAAACCTTGCAACTATTTCAGGGCTGCGCACATCAGCAACTGTGCCTGATCAGATCAGCCCACCAATTGCGGTGGTCATGCCGGCGTCAATAACTTACGATCTAGCCTTTGCCCGCAGCGGCGGCGATGAATATGAATTCAGTGTCATGGTGATTGTTGGCCGTGTTGATGAAAGAATGGCACAGAATAAACTAGATGCATATTGTTCAGGAACTGGCGCGCAAAGTATCAAAGCCGCCATTGAATCAAATAGGACTCTCGGCGGCGCAGCATTTGACTGCCGAGTCACATCCCTGCGCAATTACAACCAGGTCAGCGTTGCTGACGTCACTTACCTTGCGGCAGAATTTGCCGTGCAGGTTATCGCTTAAGGAGAGCCAACTATGGCAAAGCAAGTTCTTACAAGTCCCACAGTGGTTTTCGCTGGCGGGACGATCAGCGCAAACGTTGCACAAGTAACAATCGCATTTGAAGCCGATGACGTCGAGGTCACAAACTTCTCAAGTGGCGGCTACCGTGAATCTATTGGGGGTTTGAAATCTGGCACGTTCTCAATGGAGCTGCACCAAGATTACGCACTTGGTTCTATTGACTCGACATTTTTCAGCAACCTTGGTGGCACTGTGGCTGTGGCTGTTCGTCCACAAAACGGAACCGCTGCAATTGGAACCGCCAATCCTGAATACCGTTTCAACGTATTGGTCACCGGCTATGACGCCGTAGATTCAGCCGTTGGCGATCTCAGCACATTCTCAGTGTCGTACCCAATCACCGGATCGGTTGCTCGCGCTACTGCCGCCTAGTTTTCACTAACACCTTTCCACCTACGCAAGGGAGTCCTGCAATGAAAATGAATCTAGATGTGGTTTACAACGACGGTTCCACGGCGGCGGCATCTGTTGCCGCCGTGGACTTCGTTGGCTTTGAGGAAACGTATGATCGCAGTGTTGCCAAGTTCCAAACAGAGTTGAAGTTCACCGACCTGTGCTGGTTGTCGTGGCACTCGTTACAACGCAAAAACAAAGACCTCGGTGAGTTTCACACTTGGTTGGAAAATGTTGAAAGCGTCACGTTCGGAGAAGATTCTGAAATTGTCCCTTTGGAGAGCAAAGCCAGCACTGGGCAATAGTCCACCTGGCTTACGAATTTCACATTGCACCATCAGTTTTGTTGCAAGAGTCAGACCGCATGTTGACAACCATGCACCGATATCTGCGCTGGCGTCACCTTGAAATGACCAAGGCGCGAAGGAAGGGTTGACAATGGCAAGCACTGGCGGTTTAAGTGGTTGGAAAATCGAGGTTACAAATCTCAAACAAATAATGAACGCCTTGGAAGTCATTGACAAATCCGCTGCCAAAAACATCCAGAAAACAATCACGAACGTTGCAAAGCGTGTCGTGGTGGATGCCACTTACTTAACGCCCAGCGGCAACCCCATCAGGAACTGGGGCCAATGGAGATTCGCCCGTGACGGTCGTGATCTGTCGTTTGATTCTGGCGATGTTGCCAAAGGCTTTAAGACTCAAAAAAACAATTTTAGGCGCAAGGGTGTTAGTGCTGGCCTTGGTTTTGATGTTGTGCAAAACAACGCAGCTGGCGCAATTTTTGAATTGATGGGCGATGGTTCACGCGTAACAACTCGCGGCGGCGCCAACATGGTCAGCGCGATCAACAAGCGATTCCCACGCAAACAACCACGCACCTTGATTGCAGCTTACTACCAGAACATGAACGATGAAGTCCGTGATGGCATTAGAGATCAAATCATTGATGAAGCGCGAAAGGCAGGGTTGAGATAATGGCAAAGACCGGCGCGCGCGTCCACATCTATGGTGACTATGACGGTGCAGGTGTACAGAAGGCCAAGAAAGACATCTCAACGCTTGACACTCAGGCCAAAGGTTTCAGCAAGTCGTTCACCAGTTCGTTTGCCGGCGCCGGCGCTGCCATTGGCGCGGCCTTTGGTGTCGGTGTTATTGGCGCCAATGTTTTGGATTTCTTTCAGTCATCCATCACCGCTGCCCTTGCCGATGAAAAGGCGATGCGGTCGTTGGAGATCGCGTTGCAGAATGTTGGCGCAGCGCATCAGGTTGGGCCGATAGAGACATTCATAGACGCCTTGGCCAGATCATCTGGCGTGGCCGATGACCTACTTAGGCCAAGTTTTCAGAGGCTGGTGACGGCGACAAATGACGTCAAGTTATCGCAGGATAATCTGCAGCTCGCACTTGACATTTCGGCGGGAACCGGGCGTGATCTAGAAAGCGTCAGCCTCGCCCTGGCACGCGCATTTACGGGCTCGACAACGGCGCTGTCACGCCTTGGCGCTGGCCTTGATGCCAACCTGCTCAAGTCCAAAGACATGGACGCCATCACAACGGCGTTGTCCGAGAAGTTTGCCGGGCAAGCATCTGCCGCTGCTGATACCTACCAAGGCAAGATCAACAAGTTGAGCATTGCCGTTGATGAAGGCAAAGAGCTAATTGGCACGGCGCTGCTCAAAGCCGTTGACGATATCTCTGAAGCGTTCGGCGGCACTGGCGGCATGGCCGATGCTGTTGATACTTCAACGCAGGCAATGGCCGATTTCATCAGTGGTGTTTCAATGAGCATCAATCCATTGGCTGATTTTCTTGGTGGCATAAATGCTTCAACGGGATCAACTTTTGATTTCACTGATGTTTTGAAAGTCGCCTATTTACCCTTTGCGCCTCTGATCAATGCCACAGAAAACTACGTTGACGCCGGCGCTGACGCTCGCAAAAGAATGGAACAGCAAGAAGCTGCATCGGCTGTTTTGTCTGCGAGGCTCATTGGTTTGGCTGGCGATTACGTTCGCACAACCGGCGCGGCAATAAATTTTGGTCGTTACGCTGTCGCACCCGATGGAACAGACTGGGCAAATTTCTATGCGGTGAATCAGTCAGGGTCTAAGGCTCTGGCCGAGGCTCAAAACAATGTGACCCAATTGACTGCGGATTACAACGAAAGCCTGAAAAGCGTTGGCACGTCATCAGCCAGCGCAGCCAAAGACACGTTCACATTCAAAGAGGCATTGGCGAAAGTCAACAGTGAAGGCTTGGAGAAACTCAACTCCAACTTAAAGGTTGCACAAGAGGAGTTTGATGGTTTCCGCAAGTCTGTTGCTGGCAGCTTAACTGGGCAACTGGACTTTGCCGGCGCGGTTGATGCTGCCAAAGAGGGTGGCACCAGCATTGTTGACGGGATCAGCGGGCAGGCCACTGGCATTGTTGCCTTTGGTGAGCAACTCCTTGGATTGTTGGGAACAACACTCAGTGAGGAATCATTTGCTGCGGTGGCTGCTTTATCGGCTGAGCGTGGCGCAGCTTTGGCAAACGAACTGCTAGGTGCCAACGGTGCCACTCTGATTGCTCAACTTGACAGTTCGGTTGCTTCGGTCAATGCCATTGCCGATGCTGTCGCTTTACAGTCTGCCACTAAGTTCAAAGGAGCCGGCGTCAAGACAGCTGAGGACACCATCACAGGCTTTAAAGAATACATGGGCAAAGATGGCATTGGCCGCAAACGCCTGATGAACACGATGG